AACACAATAAGATATATATTTTAATTATGACACTTAGAGATACAGAACTTATAGGTAAGAAGCTTGTAAAGCATGGGTTCTACAGAGCTAATACTGATCATCAGTATTATAGAGGTAAAGTACTTAATGGATGGGTAACAATACATTTTAAAAGAAGTGGTATTGGATGGAATACTTTAATAATTCATGATATAGATACCCATACTACAGTTCACTTTACAGACTATCAGGCAGTATTTACACCAGAATGGATAGTAGAAGAGCATAAGAAATTACAAGCAATGTTTAAATTATTAAGATCATGAAAAAAAGAATGACTGATATACAAAAATTGTGTAATACAATTTGTAATGATCACTATCATTTAAGCAAAGAAGACAAAAACATCCATTACTTATGGTATATGTATACAGAGGGTCATAGACAGAATGATTATAGCGCTTTTATTTATTATGTTGAACTTAATCTATGTGAGTATTTAAATATAATTACAGCAGATGAAAATAATAACATGAAAGTAATGATGGAGTCTTCTGATGCAGATAACATGTATTTAGTAACACAAGCACTAATACATTTTGTAAAGCAAAGACATGATAAATATGGAGTTGTATCTACATCTGGTAAATATCAGGATGTAATTGATAACTACATAACTAAAGTCTTTAATAAAAAATTATTTATTAAAAGATAATCCAATGACAGAAGAAGAATTGATAAATGGAAAGTTTCAGAAAATTGATATTTCTGACCAAGAAAGTGATAATGGATTTGATTATTACTTTTATCAAAAGAGTTTGTGTGACGGTTTAACACTGTACTCTTCATGTGATATTGATGTACTTAACAATCAATGGTTTCTTAAATCTTATGAACTTCCAAGTATTCACATAGTAAATATGGAAGATTATCAAAAACTAAAGAATGCTATTGAACAAATAGTTTAATTATGTATACAGGAAAATTAATAAAGAAAGATGGTAAGTTAGTCTATCTTGATGATAAGAGTTTACTGTCATATCAGATATTTCTTGATAAACTAGCAGAGGGTCAAAAGGTTGATATTTATATTAGTCTTGCAGATGCTGATCATAGCATAGCTCAACTTGCAAAAGTACATGCATGTATAAGAGAACTAGCTAAAGAGTCTGGTTATACATTTGATGAAATGAAAATTGTAATAAAAAAGCATGCCGGACTTTGTTATGATGCCGGACATGCTGAAATTTGTAAGTCTTTTGCAGACTGTAGTAAAGATGAGTTATCTTTAGCTATTGAATCTTGTATTGCAATAGGAAGAGATTTGAATATTAATCTTGACTAGGAGCTACATACCCTTCATCTCCTGGTTCAAGAACTTCTTTTTCTTCAAAAAGATTTTGTTCTTTTGCTAGTCTTTCTACTTCAGCTAGAAATAATGTAACTGTATGAAAAGCTCTTTGTAGTTCATCCAAGTCTTTGTATTCCTTATGCATGATATCATTGACATATCCTTCAGCAGTATCTTGAGGAATCTTTTGGTACAAATACATCAATACATTTTTCATCATGAGGTAGTATGCTTTATTAGCCTGAACAGCTACAATAGCATCATCTTTTAACTCTTTAACTTTGATTGCCATAAAATAATTTTAAAACAAAAGTATGAAACAAAATTTAGACCTTGATGAGATTAAACAAAAAATGTTTGAAATGTTAGAACCATCAGGATGGGGAAGAGTTTTTAAACATTTTATATTTAGTGGAGATTTTGATAACATAATTGTTTATTTAGCTAACTCTGTAAATGATGGTAAAAGATTTACACCACCTTTAAAGGAAGTATTTAGAGCATTTCAAGAATGTCCTTATAGTGAATTAAAAGTGGTAATGGTGGGTCAAGATCCATATCCACAGCTAGGTGTTGCAGATGGTATTGCATTTAGCTGTAAAGGAAATAGGGAACCACAACCAAGTCTTAAGTATCTATTGAAAGAGATCAATAAAACTGTTTATAATAATGAACTTATTAGTACAGATTGCGACTTAACAAGATGGTCTAATCAAGGTGTGTTAATGCTTAATACTGCACTTACAACTACTGTAGGTAAAATAGGTCAGCATTATAACATCTGGAAACCATTTATTGCTTATTTATTTGATTACTTGACATGGAATAACACTGGTTTGGTTTATGTTTATCTTGGTAAACAAGCTGCTGAATGGTCTGATTGTATAAATGACAACAACTACAAGTTTTTTGTATCTCACCCAGCCAGTGCAAGTTATAATAATACAGATTGGGATAGCAAAAATGTATTCATTGAAGTAAATGAACTTATGCATAAAAATTATAACACTCAAATACATTGGTAATGAATGAGATATTTAATAGAATGGTGCAAGAAAATATAACACCTAATACTTGTTATGTATTGCATTGTATAAAGGAAAACCTTATCCCTTCTAGTTTTGTGAATAAAGAGTTGGAACTTGTGAAATTAAAAACCAATGGTTGGCTCAATGATGATTTGTCTTTGACTTCTAAAAGTCTTATCTTTATGGGAGAAATAAACGGGTTCTTCAAGAAAAGCAAAAAGAAAACATCTAAAGACTTAATGGGTGGAGATTTTATTGATAAGATAAAGGAATATGTACAAATATTCCCCAATAAAAAACTCTCTTCAGGTAAATATGCCAGAGTTGATGCTAAAAATCTTGAGACTGCATTTAGATGGTTTTTTGAAAACTATGACTACGAATGGGATATAATTCTTAAAGCCACTGAAAGATATGTTGATGAGTATAGCATAAGAAATTATGAGTATATGAGAACTGCTCAGTACTTTATTAGAAAACAAAACATAGACAAGTCTTTTGAGTCTGAACTTGCTACTTATTGTCAATACATAAATGAAAATCCTGATGATGAAGGAGCAGTTTATTTCAAAGAGAATGTTGTATAAGTATAAATAATCTAAAATGTCAGAATTATTCAATGGAGCCAGGCCGCTTTTACCTGTAAGTGAAAGAGATGCTTTATATAAAGCACTTAAGAAAATTAAAGCAAGAAGAAAAGGTGAGATAAAGTCACTTAAAAGTGCATGGCCAAGGTTTAATGATGCATTTTGTGACGGTTTGGAATGGAGAACTATCACTATTGTTGGTGCTAGACCGGGAACTGGTAAAACTTTATTCATGGAACAATTGATCAGTGATATCATTGATAACAATAAAGACCAAGAATTTAGAATACTTAAGTTCCAGATGGAAATGGTTGATGAAACAAGTGGAGTAAGAAAACTAAGTTTAAACACAGGTGCTGATTATAACACTCTTATGAGTAAAGGTGGAATCTTGGTAGAAGAAGCTATTTACTATAAGTGTGTCCAATATTATGAAAAAAGTGAAGGATATGATTTTATAAATGTAGTTTATGATGCTTGTACTGTTGATGAAATGTGTGCAACTATACATTATGAAATGGAAAAGTACAAGAAACCAGACGGTACATATACTAATATGTTAATTGGTATTGACCACTCTGCTCTATTTAAAGTTGCAAAAGGCCAAAAAGATAAGTTTGAGATGCTAAACAGTTTAGGAGAAGCACTCACTATGATGAAGAAAAAGTATCCTGTTGCCTTTTTAGTATTGAGCCAATTAAACAGAAATATTGATGCTCCAGATAGATCAAGAGATGGTGAATATGGTAACTATGTTTTGGATTCTGATATATATGGTTCAGATGCTTTATTACAACATGCAGATGTGGTAATGGGTATTAACAAACCATCCATCAGAAAGATAAGACAGTATGGTCCAGAAAGGTTTATTATCAATGATGAGGACATTCTTGTGTTTCATTTCTTAAAATCAAGAAATGGTACTACTAGAATAAGTTTTTTCAAACTTGATAGAACTTGTATGAGAATAGTGGAAATAGAACCACCAGCTCAGGCAACAAAAAAAGTAGGAATTTAAATTAATAAACAATGAGTATAAGAAAAGAAAAAGAAAGAGAATTTTTTACTTATCATCTGGATAAGTTTAAAGCAATAGGTATTGCTGATCCTTTATTTCTAATCAAATCTGCTTACTATCAAAAAGGTAAACATGGTAGACAGTTGCAGTTATTTGAGTCAGAACTAAAGAAAAATGAAGATATCTATATGGAATTTTATGACAATGTTTATGATCCGGCTGGAAAAATAATAAACATGGTTCCTATGTTTGAAGACAGACCTTTATTTAAGTATAAGTATAATCCTTATTATCATGAGGAATATGAAACTAAAGAAGGTGTAAGTGCTACAGGAACTGCATATACAACATATATTGTACCTGTATCAGAGATTGTTGTTATTCAAAAAGATGGTTCTGAAATAACTTACAATCTTTATGAGAAAAGGAAAGAAGAAATGTTGAATGATGTAAATTCAACTATTGCTATTCCTCAGAAATCATTATTTCCAGATTTTGAAAGTGAGTTTAATAAAAAACCTACTGAATCAAATAGTGAAACAGATGATGCACCATTATCAGAAATTACAATTAGGGATTTAGCTGCAATTATGTTGATGAAACCTGTGAGTAATAAGAAATGGTTAAATGATTTAGTAAATGCAAAAGATAAAGCTCCATGGGAATAGTACTTCCAACTACAAAACTAAAGGCAGAAAGAGTAAATCCTAAAAGAATTGTGATTTATTCTAAACCTAAGACTGGTAAAACTACTTCATTTGCTGCATTAGAAAACAATCTTATCTTAGATCTTGAACATGGTACTGATTTTATAGAAGCAATGAAAGTGCAAATTAGTTCATTACAAGAGTTGATAGATACTGGTAAAGCAATAGAAGAAGCTAATTATCCATATAAGTATATTACTATAGATACAGTGACTGCATTAGAAGAAATGATAATGCCATTAGCTGTAAAGTTATACAGACAAACTCCAATGGGTAAAAACTATGAGGGAGACAATGTAACTACACTAGCAAATGGTGCTGGTTATTTATACATCCGTCAAGCTTTTTTTCAAGTATTAGATTTTATTGATACCTTAGCACCCACTATAATTTTATCAGGTCATATTAAAGACAAACAAGTTGATGATAAAGGTGAACTTGTTATGTCTGCTAATATTGATTTAACTGGTAAAATAAGATCATTGATCTGTGCAAATGCTGATGCTATTGGTTATATGTACAGAAAAAATAATCAAGTGGTTTTATCATTTAAAACTAATGAGGAGGTGACTTGTGGTGCAAGACCAGAGCATCTTAGAAATCAAGAGATAGTTATCTCTGAAGTTAATGAATCAGGTGAGATAGTAACTCACTGGGAAAAAGTATTTATGTAATAATTAAATAATAGAAAAATGGGATTAAGTACAATTGATTTAGGAAGCGGTGGATCAAAATTGAAAAACATTACACCTGGAAATTACAAATTAAAAATTAACAAGCTTACACTTGAGGATTTTACATTCATTAAAGATGCAAAACATTTAGTATTAAATCTTGAAACTGAACCTCTTGATAACTTTGAAGGTTTCTTTATTGATTATAACAATCAAGAAGCTGGTAGATATTTGGGTCAAATTGGTGATGTAAGAGCTAGCCAATATGCATTTGCTGATGGTTTTACTAAAAGTGGTATTGCAGTTAACAGAGATAAGTCTTTGATGATTTTCTTGAAAAACTTGTGTGATGCATTAGAGATCTCTGATTGGTTCAAGAGTCAGAATAATTTACATTCAACCATTGAAGACTTTGTAGATGCATTTAACAATAGTGCACCATTTAAAGATAAGTATCTTCATTTCTGTGTAGCTGGTAAAGAATATACTAAACAAAATGGTTATACTGGTTATGTAATGTGGTTACCAAAAAGTGAAAACAGACAATATGCTTACAGTAACAATGAAGAAACTGTAATTACATATGATGCAAACAAGCACTTAACAAAGAGTAAACCTCAAGAAGTAGAAGCTTTTGGTACTGATCTTGGTAGTCTTCCTCTTCCAAAAAAACCATCTACTGATTTCAATCTAGATTAATTTAGTCTAGGGGGAGTCAGTTTATTGGTTCCCCCTATTCTTTAAATTTAATATTATGATTTCCACTGTTAGTTTAATAGCATCCATGCGGGATGTTCCAATTGAGTGGATTTTTGAGTACTATCTCAATCTTAATGAAAAACTTACTGGTCAAAACATTAAACTGTGTTCTATCTTTAGTTCTAAAGATAAAGTTCCTTCAATGTTTATTTACTATGATGTGACATCAGGAACATATAAGTTTAAAGATTTTTCTTCCGGATACCAAGGTGACCATGTAGAATTGGTAAAATTAATCTTTAATTATAATGACAGAAATAAAGCAGTTTATAGAATTATGACTGATTATTCTGAATTTATAACTAATAATGCACCTAGAGAAGAACTATCTATTCAAGTTCATGATAAGTTTAAAGTTACAGATTATGAGATAAGACATTGGAATACTGTTGATGCAAAATATTGGCAGAATTATTTCATTGGATCACCTCTTTTAGAACAATATAATGTATATCCCTTAAAGTTTTTTGAAATGTCAAGAAATGAACTTGATGGGTCTACCACGGTATATAATTTTGCTAAAGAGTTAACTTATGGATATTTTAGAAATGATGGTACTTTGTATAAAATATACACACCAACTAATTCCAATAAGAAATTTATAAAAGTTCAAAATTATATTCAGGGTATTGAGCAACTTACTCTTCAAACCAAATATCTAATAATTACATCATCATTAAAAGATTTACTTGCATTCAATAAATTAGGTATTAACAATATAGAAGGTATAGCACCAGACAGTGAAAATAGTATGGTTCC